GCCAAGCGGCAGTAATGGCATTCGTCGTGTTGCCAAGGATCTGCAGCAGCCCGATGTCGTAGAAGCCAAGGCCGGGGACAAACGTGTACTTGACGAAGTTTTGCCTCGCCTCCGGCAGTTCGGTCTCGTCCATGTCGTAGTTGCGCACAATCGACAGGATCTCGCGGGTCGAGACATCGATGGTGACGCGATACGGAACCTCTAAGCCACTGACCTTACCCTTATATCTGTGCTCGAAGCCGAGGATGTCCAGCTCGCAGTAGCACTCATAGATTTCCCGGTCGCGGTCTTCCGGGCGGAATACGCCCTCAGATATTCCCTCGACCGAGCGTTTTTCCCGCTGCGCGGCGTCAAGCTGCGCCTCCTTCGGTGCCGACAGGTCGGTGTCGCGGTAGACGCCGAGGATTTGCAGGCGGCGGACGGTCGATGAACGCATCATTACGCGATGCGTAATTCTTTTGGCGTTGCGCAGATCGGTCGCAGCGTTATTGACGATCAGGTCTTCGGCATCGACGCTCTCGCTGACCGGTCGTCCGCGCAGTGGGCAGAAGTAGACCTTCTTGAAGGCCGTCCCGCCAAAGCCCAGCATCAGTAGCATACGATCGGTGTCGGGGTAGTATTCAGTCGCGGTGCTGGTCAAATAGTGGTTCAGATCGCGTTCCAGCGCATTGGCGAGCTGGTCTTCCTGCAGTGTCGGCGTATTGTCGTCGTTGCGGATCTTGACCGGCCCATCGGTCGGCAGCAACTCGCTGCGGGCATTGGCTTGGAAGCGCAACACGGCCTCCAGCAGTAGCGGGTGGCGGACTTGGCTCATGCCCTCAACCGGTGCGCCGTCAGACGCCCCCTGAAGGTTTGGCACCTCCAGCTTCAGGCCGAGCAGCTTGATGCCGGTCGCCCGGTTTTCGACCCATTCCTTGCGGCTATCGATGTCGTCGTCGATGCCTCGCAACAGGTCGTCAGCAATTTGACCAAGCTCGCTCTGCGGAATGTCTTCGACCAGATTGTCGAACCACTGCTCCTGCCTGCGCTCCTTACGGTTAATTGGCTGGCCATCGAGCGACACAGTCACTGAGCCGTCCTCGTGCTCGATGCGGAGGATATCGCCGTCGGAATTAATTTCAGGAACGTCTTCACCGGCCTCGATGATCACGTCAGGCATGTCGGCCATATTCGGCTCGGGGAGCCCCGGAAGGCGAATGGACGGGTTTACGAGGCCCGGTGTCGGCATAATCAGTTCCCTGCGTTCTGCTCGGCCAACAGAGCTTGTATGTCGTCGACAAAACGTTGGATGCCCTGCTGCGCAGCGATTGTATCATTCTTGGCCAAGATTTCATAGAAGCGGACGTAGTCGTGCGGCTCTCGACCCCAAACCTCGACCTTGAATAAGCCGGGCTTTTGTGGAGTGGATGGTCGTATTGCGTCTACGATTGCGTTTGCGCCAATAAAATCAGTCATTTGTACCTCACACGGGATATAGTGGCGCAGGCGTTTTACCACGGTGGCGCCTTCCAGCGTCAATCTCAGCTATACGCTCAGGAGCCCTGACGAGCAAGCCCGTCTCGCGCATGTGTCGCAGGGCTTGACTAACCGTGTCGACCAAGTCGTCGTGCTTCGCTTTCGGAAAGACCTCACACTGCCGTATGACCATGTCGGCCCAGCTTCGATCCGGCGCGTGGATCATGCCCTCAGAGAACAAATGCTGAACGCTGTAGAGGCGTGCCAGCTTATCGATGCTGCCCGGATTAATGAGCTGCACGGCCCAGTCCTCGTGGCCATACAGGCGCCGCAGCTCCTGCGCGACGCTCAGGCCCGACGCCTTGCCTTCGACGAGCAGCTTGTCGACCTTCATCGCCCGGCATGTCTTGGCAATCTTTGCCACAAGATCGGCCAGCTCCAGCCGCTCCTGCCAAGCCTGCATCAGCATGACGCGAGGCGTCGACTGCGGATCATCCGGCAGCAGGTGCTTGATGCGCATGCCTTCATCAAACCTATTGGCTTCGCGCGTGCGGCTACGCCGGTTGCCGTCGCGGTCCGACCAGTTTTCGGCCGTGACGCTGTCGAGATCGCCCGAGAAGACTCCCCAGACGGTCATGGCGCTGTAGTCGTTCTCGGTCTTTGTCGTGTAGGCTGTGTCGATGCTGGCCACGACGTAGTCCATCGGCGGGTACGCATCACGCGGCCACAGAGCCCACCAGTCAGACTTGATCACGCCGCCGCCGCGTGGCGCAGGCTCCTGCTGGAACTGCCCAGCGGTCGCGTATGGCCCCATGACGCGCTTGTCTCGCTCGACGACGTCGGCCGGGAAACGCTCTGGAAATAGCAACTCACCATCAGCCTGCCGCGGATCCTCCAGCCCGAGCCGGGTCGCCATCGCGCGTCGCGGATCGTATTCCATCGGCAGCATGACATGATCGTAGCCGAGCTGCCGGTCGAGGATCACGCCGCTGACGTCGTCCTCATGAAGGCGCTGCATGACGACGACGATGGCGCTGCGGTCAGGATTGTTGAGGCGTGTCGGCACGGCCTCTTGAAACCAGAGCGTCGTGCTCTCACGCTGCTGGTCGCTGTTGGCCCCATCGACGCTGTGCGGGTCGTCGATGATCACGCGGTCGCCGCGGGAGCCGGTGATCGAGCCCGCTGCGGCAGCCTGCCGAAAGCCGGTGGCGCTGTTCTCGAACTTGGTCTTTTGGTTCTGGTCGCCGGTCAGCTCGACGCGGTCGCCCCAACGCTCCTGATACCATTCCGACGTGATCAGCCGCCGCATGCGTAGACCGTCGCGGATGGCGAGGTCGAGGCTGTGTGAGGCGCAGACGTAGCGCATATGCGCCATGTCCTTCGGCCCCCACTCCCACGCCGGCCAGAACACGCCGACCAGCAGCGACTTCATGGTGCCCGGCGGCACGTTAATCAGCAGGCGATTGTAGGCTGACCCATCGTCCTGCTCGATGCCAGCAGTGATCGCCTCCAGATGTGCGCAGAGAAAGTCAATGTGCCACCCGTGAATGTACGGCTGGCCCGGCTCAACAATGTGCCAAGCCTGCTTAACAAACTCAGCAAGATCCTCTTGACATTCACTTTTGCTGATTTCTCGCAGCGTTGATGCAATGTCGACGCGCTGATCACCTAAGATTGCGACAGTTTGCACTTCAAACCCCAATCGCGACGCAATTTGCTCCACGGCGCTGTCGTCTTAGCCAGCCGCAGATATTCCTCGTCCACGACAGGATCATACCATTTTTCCAACGACATCGCGATGTTGTGATCGTCACTGGTCGAATAGATCAGGTCGCCGTCAGGGTGCTCGTAACAAAAACCGAGCTCTTCATCGTCCAGTTCAGATCGACGCAGCCAACCGAACTGCCAGTGCCAACCCCTGTCGCGAAAGTAATGCTTTGTCATGACCAACGGCCTCCTGAATAAAGCAGGTCTAACCCGTGCAGCACGCACTCGTGCTTACGTTTCTCAGCGTCAGAGATAACACTTTTCTGGATAGGATCCTTGTGCGCAATGTAAATGTGTATGAGCGCGTCTCTAACATTCAGACCAATTTCTTCTGCGACCGCCGGTAGTGTGCTTGGTCCGCGATACTTACGCATGAGAGCAGAACGCTGCTCATTCGTAATCCTCGGCATCATCATCCACCGCTGCATACGATCCATCCTGTTGCTGCGTCATCAACAGCACTCTTTTTAGTGCCTCACGGTCTTCGACCGCCAATTGCTTTACGTCGATTGTGACCGGCTTCAATTCGATTGGAGCCCCACCCGGCCCGCTGACTTCGTGTCGCGACACGTCGCCATAAATTCGCGGCGCGATCTTCATCACGCGCCACTGGTAGTGATTCAACTTAACCCGAGTTGAGTTAACATTGTCCTCGGTGCAAGCGTCAGCAATCCGCTTCAGCTCGTGCATCTCGTGATCCGCCAGCGCCTCGCGCGCACGGGCGCATTGGAAATCAAATTCCGGATGCGCCAAGCGCCAACGGTAAATGCTTGAATACGAAGGCATATCTGGATCACTGCAGACATCCTTCAAATCGCGGCCAGTAATGACGCGCTCGCAGAACTCAGCCGCAACGTCCGGCGAGTATTTCGTCGGACGACCCGCAGGCTTGTGAGGTACTCCGGGCTTAACCCGCGGCATAGGCTTTCTCACGCTCAATTGCCGCCCGGCCCAGCGGCGTATCTGCAAGCATTCCAAGCGCTTGCATGTATGTCTCGATCATCGCCTGCTCGGTCTTGAGAGCCTCCTGATCCTGCTTACGCATCGAGACGATCTTGCGCAGGATCTTGACGTCAAAGCCGTTTGATTTGGCCTCCGCGTAGACGTCCTTGATGTCTGCGCCGATGACAGCTTTTTCGTCCTCCAACCGTTCGATTCGTTGCACCAAACTCTCTAACATGTTGTTATTCATAGCTTTACCCTCTCGTTAAGCAACATAAGAATACGCCCGCCACGGCGGAAAGTCCATACGCGCTGTGGATAGCCGCATGGTGGATATTATTTTTTTTGAGAAAATACCCGCCATACAGAAAAAACAAACAAAAACAATAATTTAACAAAACTGGCGTAAACCCGGCAACAGTTGACGCGCGAATTTTGTTCGCGTATGGGTATTTCACGGTCGCTGGTGACCGCTTGCATGGAGACTGAAATGAAACTTATGACACTTTCGATAAAGTTCACGCCGACCGAGTTTGAGATAATCGAGGATCGCCTTTTCGGTGCTCCCGATGCGATAGCTGGAGTTATGGCCGAGGAGGGGTTCGATCCATCCATAGTCGAGGATATAAAAGTCTACGACCGCACGGGTACCAGCATAACGCTGATGCTGCCGCGCAAGTCGATCCCGGCCCTAGTCGATTGCCTCGAAGGCTCGACGTATCTCTACAAAAGCAGCGACGCGGCTGGCGACGGCCAGATAACCCGTGGCAGACTTATCAGTTTGCGCAGAGCCGCCAAGAGCGCCGTTGATAAATTAAACAAACTGGGTATCGAATGTGGCGAGGTACCCTGTTGACGCGCGAATTTTGTTCGCGTATAGGTATCTCACGGTCGCTGGTGACCGCAACATGGAGAAGCACAATGACCACTAACATCATTCACGCAGACCTCGAAGTTCCGATCGAGGAGTTTGAATTTGCTGGTCGCCTGTACGGTGGAGTGCTCGTCGTGGAGTACACGCGCGACAGGGATTACTCTGTCGAATGGGAGCCCGAACTCCTGCGTCTGGTTGACGTGAGCGACGGCGAGGCGGATTGGGAAGACGACGACGTCCGCTCGACTGTCGCGTTCGACAGCGAGCTGGGCCGCGCACTACTGGCCGACCACGCTGAGTACGTCGCGGACACCTGCCGCGACGACTGCCGCTGGCTTTAGGAGAGGGTTAATGGATAAGATAACTATCGTAACTGAGATCAGGCTCAACCCAGCGCTGGGCCTGTACACCATCGCGCGTAACGGGGCCGACATCGGCCAGTTCTGGCAGAGCAAGAAAGACCCACTGGTCTGGCTCACCAACGCCGGTCAACAGTTCACAACTTACGGAGAATGCGTCGAGGCGCTGATCCGGGAGCCCGATCCGGTCAAGGTCGACATCGAGGCGTGGACCGAACAGCAGGTCTTCTAACGGCCGGTTAGAGCAGGCCAGATTTGTCGACCCGGTTGAACTTGTAGATCGGGCAGAACCTGTTTTGTTGCCGCAGGCTGACCCTGTTGGACTGGCGGCGGCGGTAGAACCTGTCGCACGGGCGGCGGCGGTAGAACCTGTCGCACGGGCGGCGGCGGTAGAACCTGTCGCACAGGTTCAATCGGCGAAAAATTTATGGACGGCTCGATGTTGTAGCCGTATGCGCCCAAGCCGCCGCCCACAGGAGGTCCATACCCGTAGCCGCCGTAGCCGCCGTAGCCATTGTAATTACCCGCAGTGGCTCCAGAGCCTTTGAAGGGCGGGTTAATATAGCCGCCATAGCCGCCATAACCGCCGTAGCCACCCATCTGCTGCGTGGCCTGCGGTTGATTATAACCCGGATTGAACCCTGTCGTGCCGCCCATAAAAATGCCTCCTGAAAAAAAATATATCACAAAACAGAAAAAACCACCAAACCCGGTTGACGTGCGAATTTTATTCGTTTAAGAGTGGTCATGGTCGCTGGTGACCTGACATGGAGATTTGAGATGACCGCATACATGATCGAAAGCAACAACGCTCACCGCATCGAAGAAACTTACGTCGAGAACTGCGCCAAGTGCGCAGGCACCGGATTTTTTCGCTCGTACATGGGCCGCGTCGTCGGCCGGTGCTTCGCTTGCAAGGGCGTCGGCCACAAGACCTACAAGACAGACAGCCAGACCCGCGCAGCCAATCGCGCAAAGGCTGCCGACCGCCGCAGCCGCAACCGGCAGGAAAACCTCGACAGCTTCCGCCAGTTCCAGCCTGCCGCCGCTGCGTGGATCGAGGCGGCTGCTGCTCGCGGCTTCCAGTTCGCTGTCAGCCTCGCGGACGCTGTCGCGAAATACGGCGACCTGACTGAGAAGCAGCTCGCGGCCGTTGAACGCTGCATCGCCAAGGACGCCGAGCGCGAGGCGGAGCGGGCCACCAAGGCCGAGCAGGCCCCGACGGTCGACGCATCCAAGCTGCACGCGGCGTTCGACGCTGCTGCCGCGGCGGGCCTGAAGCGCCCGAAGCTGCGTTTCGAGGGCTTCTCGATCAGCCCTGCTCCGGCCCACGGCCGCAACGCAGGTGCGCTGTATGTCAAGGCTGGCGCTGACTACCTCGGCAAGATCAGCAGCGGTCGCTTCTTCGCTTCGCGGGATTGCGACGCAGAACGCGCTCAGAGCGTCGCTGACGTCGTTTCAGATCCTACCGCCGCTGCGGTAGCCTTCGGCAAAAAGACCGGCTCCTGCTGCTGCTGTGGCCGGGAGCTGACGGATCCTGCCAGTGTCGAGGCGGGCATCGGTCCCATCTGCGCGGAGAAATGGGGGCTCTGAGCCCCCACATGGCGTTAACCGTGTAACAGCTAAAAAATCGCCAAAAATTAAATCGCCGCGATTTAATTTTTCAACAAATACAACAGGTTGCGGTGAAATAATTAGCCGCAATTTTTTGCGAACCCTGTTGACATGCGAATTTTATTCGCATACAACCATCTCACGGTCGCTGGTGACCGCAACACGTGGAGACTTCTTATGACCAACATCGCAACCCTCGCTGACCGCTACGCCGACCTCGACGCCGAGATCAAGGGCCTTCAGCGCCTGCAGGCCGAACTGAAGGCCGAGATCAAGGCCCTCGGTCGCGAGGAGATCGTCGGCGAACGCGCAGTCGTATCACTGACCCTGTCCGAGCGGTCTACCCTCGACACCAAGCTCGTCCGCGAGCTGTTGACCGAGGCGCAGGTCGAGGCATGCACTAAGGTGGCTCTGGTCGAGACCATCCGCTGGAAGGCCGTAAAGGCCCCCGTGACCATCGCCTAACAACAGGGGGCTTCGGCCCCCGCCAACCTTGGAGAAATAGAATGGACACGCATAACGCAATCCAATGGTCGGACAAAAAGCCCGACGGCAGCCGCGAGCTGACCTATCGTGGCGACATCGTCGGCTGGGCCTGCAAGGCCAAGCGCCTGCGCGAGATGGGCGACTGGATAGCCATGAGCGTTCACGGCGATGTCCGGCACGTCTACTCCCTGAAGGCCGCCAAGGTGGCCCTGATGGAGATGTACTGCTGATGACCAAAGAGCAATTCAAGGCATACATGGACGAACTGAAGATGTCGTCCGCCGACGTGGCCTTCCTGACAGGCAACACTCCCCGCGCCGTGCAGCTCTGGCTGCGCGGCACCAACCCCGTCCCGCAAGCTGCAGCCCTGATGTTGATGGCCTACAGGGACGGCAGGATAGACGACGACTGGCTGATCGAGACGGTCGCCTCCATCAATGACTAGATCAAGGCTCCCGCTCGGGGGCCTTTTTTACGAGCCGCCAGAAGTCCGGCTCGTCCGGGTGAGCGACAAGCTCCCAGCCGGGCGGCGCAGACCACCGGAAGGTCCAGATGACAATTCCGGGTATCCAGAGGCCCATCAGCAGGCGTTTCCGCCACCGGCGCTTGGAGACAACCTTCTTCCGCATGACCCCTCCAGTTATGCGCATAACGCAAAAACTTTGCGCATAGCCTTAAACTATTGTTTGCAAATCGTAAACGGCGATATTGCAGGTCAATATGCGCAATATGCGCAAATTTTTCTATTCTATTTATATATAGAAATGAAATTTTTCCCTAACCCTCAAAAAATTTAATTTTCGCGTGTGTAGAGATTTCACATATTTTGCGCATTTGCGCATATTTCACATTATTTTTTTAAGAAAAAATAAGAATTTCAAGGGTTTACAAAATATGCGCAAAACATATGCGCAAAGTTTTTTTTGCGCATATTTGACCCTTTTTGCGCATATTTGCCGCGACTACTTTCTGTCGTCATGTATCAGTGATAATCTCTGACAGACACCGAGAGACCCTCATGCCACCCCGCCGCGTCCCGATAATCGAGAAGAAACTTGGCCGTGAAAACGTCCACGGCTGGGCCTATGCCAAGCCGCCCAAGATCGAAATTGACGAGAGATTGCGTGGTCGCTTCCAGCAGGAAGTGCTGCTGCACGAACTCCTGCACGTCGCCCTGCCGCAACTAGAAGAAGAGTGCGTCACGAAGACAGCAGAGTTCCTGAGCCACCACACATGGCGGTTTGGGCTGCGGAGGATCCAGCCCCCGCCGCCGCGCAAGAGGCGTCAGAAGGGCACGTCGTGAAACTGGTCCTTGCCAGCATGCCAGTCGCGTACAGCCTGTACAGCCTCGTCTGACGTCATCTTACCGGCCCTGAACCAGATGTAGTGACAGGCGGCCTTGCCGCCCCCGCTGACCATTACTCGGCGCTTATCTATTGGCTGGTAGCCCATATCCCCAAGGACGTGCCCGAGCGCCCGCGACTTGAGCACGTCGCCAGCGTCCAAAGTGATCAGACGATTGAAGTACGTCACGTCGATCAGGTCCGGACCAACAATCTCGCAGGCATACTTGTCCAGCGCCTCCTCGACCAGATCGCGATCATCGCTGACGTTCAGGTCACGCATGCGCATAAGACCCCTCGTCATCGGCGCACGGCCACGCGGTGAAAAGTCCCCGGACACCTCCCAGTCCTTCAGCATCCGCGCCAGAGCATCGGGACGCTTCTCCAAGGTGTCGAACAGCTCCTTGAAGTACAGCTCCGCCGCCTTCTCGCCGCCGTGGGCCTCCCAGAGCTCCTCCTTGCGCGTGAAGGCCGTCGAGATCACGCAGTAGCGCCGATCATTGTCTGACACGGGGATGGCGTCGGCGTGGTTCGTCATCATCATGTACGAGGTGAAGTTCGGGATATGCTTCTCGTCCTTACCCTTGTGGATAACTGTGATGACGTCGTTGCTGATGAGCGGTTTCATTTTGTCAAGGATTGCGTACTTGTTCGTCCCGGCTATGCGGATTTCCTCGACGTTGATCAGGACAGAGCCCTCGGCCCAGCCGGTGAACTCGGAGTTGATCGCCGTTGTCGAGACCACCTTGGCGGCGGATCCAAGCAAATACTGCATGACTGTAAAGAAATACGTCTTGCCGTTGCCCTCGATGCCGTGCATCAGCAGCGCCCACTGCACGCGCTTGCCGGGGTTCTGGTAGACGTAGGCCATGAAGTCCATGACGATGCGCCGCTCGCGCTCGTCGGGCACTGTGCGCCGCAGGTGATCCTGAAACTTATCCACAGCCCGCCGCGCCTCGTCGTCGCCCTCCAGCGTCGCGCAGGGCTCCACGCCGTCGTCGACGTAGGT